TCGCCAATCCAGCCGTCCGAGGTTCTATCTCTATCCGGGTAAGTATCATCGAACTGCTCCCTAAGTTGCTGTCCGGCTTTGCACAGTACGGGTTTCATCCCAGTAGTAGTGCCGCTTCATCGGCTGTAATGCCTAGTCGATCTAGTAGGGCAGCCTTAGCAATAGCGCGTTCTGCTTCAGCGGCTTCTTCTGCCGCTTTCGCTTCTGCTCTTTCATCTTGCTCTTCTTTAATTAGAGCGACCTCTTCAGGAGTTGCATCGCGTTCAATTATTGAATCAGTAATGCCGTTGATTTCTGTTATTTTCATTATGCAACCTTCATTCCATAAACTAGAATTTCGCCTGTAATTGTGCCTGAAGATGGATAGAGAGTAAATCCAGTAAATGATGTAGTTGCGTTAAATCCGTTATTCCATAAATGGATTTCCGGGCTACTTGCAGATATGGCTGTATTCGAGTAAGCGTAGGATAATTTAGTTTCAAAAGGATTGAAAAATGTTAATTCCCAATTACAGTTTGTGGTGGTTGTATCACCTAATGCTCCGTTAGTTTGAGCAGTCTCCCTAACATTGTTAAAGGAAGAGTTACTAAGAATTAGTCTTTGATAAGCATAATTTGAACTAGTGTTATCGGCACCGGCAACTCTGTACCTGTATAGAAGACCTGCTCCTGTACTGTTAGTTACATTCAAAAATACTTTGTAATTTTTGTAAGTTGAACTAAAAACATCGTTTACATTGACTGCGGCTGAGGAAGTAAAACTCTGGGTGGTAATGCGAACGAAATCTGAACTAGGTGTAGCCCATTTTAATCCGGTTGCGGTTGATGAATCGGCAGTAAGAACCTGGTCATTAGTTCCAACTGCTAGGCGTGCTGGAGTGTCTGCGGCTGTTGCCCCGATAAGATCACCCTTAGCATCGACAATAGCGTTTTGAATAGCGTTAGTATCGTCTGTTGTTACCCATGAGAAATCAAGGTCTGTGTTTGTTGCTTTGGCTAATACCTGACCTGTCGTTCCACCCTTAAGGTCTACAAGAGCTGTGTCGATATCTTGTCCAAGTGCAGCAATAGCGGTAGCGCCATCCTTTACTAGATCTGTCGACTGAGGGATATCCCACCCAAAGTTTGTGGTTGTTGTTGCCATTACGCTACTGCTCCTATCGCATTTAGCCAGGTTAGGCTGTTGTTAAGTGTGTTCCAAGTCTCCGCTGCATTTACCTGTTCCCATTTTACCGCAACTTGGGAGAAGTTTATTGGAGAAGCGTTAAAAGTCAGGCTTAGGTTATTAAGCGAGGCTCTAAAAGTCCAACCTTCGATGTAGCCTTGAAATGAGCCCAAAGAGATGTTAGGCGGTAGATTTTGAACCCAGACCGGCTGGCCTAGAAATATATTTATTAGAGCATCTCTATCCGCGTTGTCAATTTCCGGGTTTCCAAGAACGAAGGTAATGCTTTCGAACTTAGGGTAAGGATTAGCCCTTAGTTCAATATAGCGATCCGCTAATGCTTCAGCATCGGCTGTGTGTTTAATCCGAGAAGTAAAGGATTCTCCATAAGTCCCATAAAGAGATTGGCTAGTTAAATCTTCAGCCACATATGACTGGTTGCCATTATTATTGTAAATTATATTGAAGTAGTTTCTAAGGTCTCCAGAGCGAGTAGTCGCAGCTAGTCCTATTCCGTTGGCATGGTTAGCATCAAGGGTTGTATAGCCATTGGCTGCCAGGTAATCCTGTCGATGAGTCTGGTCTGCATATCCGATATTGCCGTTAGCATCTTCGTAAAGAACCCCAAAAGCCGAATTAGCAATATCAGTGCAAAGTGAGTAAAGGTCTGTTTTGCTGGATGATCGTGCAATAAGTTCATAATCGCCAGGTTGGTCAATTTCGCCCAAGCCTATATTTAGAGCATTAGCCCAAGTCTCTGTAGGATTGTAATTAGCCCAAGTCTCAGCTGCCGGTACATCGTTCCACGATCCAAGAAGAAACCCTGAAAGAAGTGTATAAATCTGGTCACCGTCGAAATCTTGAGATAGAACTCCATTGTCAATTTTCTTAGGCAGTTTAGACAAGGCTCCAAGAGCTGTAATTGTAGCCATGGTGGTATATCCAAGATCACCGGCTTGATTAACGGCAATAGTAAAATCTGATATTAAACCGCCAAAAATAGGCACATAGGTTCCTACCGAGTTAGTAACTTCTACGGTTAGCCCCGTTCCTACCGTAAAGTCATAACTTGAGTTATCTAGGTTCATTAACTGCAACTGGCAATATCCTGCTAAAGGCTGGACATTTATATCTGTTCTGCCTGAAGTAATTGTAAGGTTGGCAATAGTTACATCTGTAAGTTCAACGCTATTTACTAAAACTTTATACGAAGGGGTATAAGCGGTCATGCGAATAGGAGCCCTGAGCCACCGAGTGTTCCTCGAGCTGAGGAATCGTTAAGAAGTCCTACGATTTGGCGAGCAGTTGATTCGCTATCGATTGCGCCGTTCACTGTGATATTTGTACCGGCGTTACCAACATATTGGAAGCGAGGGACTGAAGGAGCCGGTGTTGGAATAAATGGAGCCATTGGGGCTGGAGCCGATGGCTGAGGGGTGGCGAAAGAAGCACCGGAGAAGAAGTTGCCTACGGCTGAGCCTGCCCCGCGAATAGCATCGATGATTCCGGTAATCGTGTTGTAAATCTTGGTAATGGTTTGTACGAAGTCTGCAAACTGGTCGATGATTGTGGCAATGATTTTGCCAAGAGCCTTAAAGGCTAGTCCTAAGGTTTCGCTAATTGCAGGCCCAACATATTCGACAATAAAATCTGATATATTCCGAAGTAGGCTAAAGAAAGGTCGAAGCTCATCATTATTGGCTGCAAGCGAATCTTTGACTGAGTTAAATGCAGATCGTAAGCCATTTATCACCGGCTGAATAAATCTCATAACTGGGGCCAGTTTGTCACCGAGATTGGCCGTAAAATCTTGAATGGCCGGAATGACTTGCTTAACCAAGATTTCAACCATTGGAGTAATTGCGTCAAGAATGTACGCGCCTACAGTTTCTTTGCCTTCATCAAAGGCGATTTGAAGTCTAGTTAACTTGCCTTGAAATGTATCTGCCTTGGCTGCCGCTTGATTTTCAAAGGTATCTGCAAGCTTCGCGGTAACTTCATCCATGCTCATGGTTTTGAGCTGTGCGGCAGATAGACCTATGCCTAATCGGCTAAGTGCTGAAGTATTACCTTCTGCGGCTTTGGCCATCGCATTAGTAACTGCCTCGAGCGATTTACCGCTACCCGCCGCCACATCTATTGCTACAGTCTGTAGTTTCTGGGCTTTCTCAAGGTCTCCAGTAGCCCGCGAAAGGCGCTCTAGGGATGGTCTGAGATCATCATCAGTAACGCCAAAGGCGAGCGATGTCTTTGTTATGTAATCTTCTGTGGCTGCTATCTGAGCATTAGTAGCGCCGGTAACATTCTTAAGGGTAAGGGCTAACTTTTCTTGGGCTGCTGCGTCTGCGATTGCAGACTTGACTCCATCGATGGCCAACTTGCCTGCGTAGGCAACGGCGGCTGCACCGGCGGCTGCAAAAGCCAGGCCAGCCTTTTTCCCAAAGTCTGAAACTTTATCGCCAAAGGTAGCAACATCTTTATCTGCCTTATCGAGATTCTTTGTGAAGTTATCGACATCGGCGAGCAGCTTGAGCGTTAATGCTCTAGTACCTGTTGCCATTAGCCCCACTCCTTTAGAATCTTAGTAAATGATTCAGTCCATCTAGCCACGATCTGCGGTTGAATCTTGCGAAGCGTTGGATAAATGAACCAGCCCTTAGAGCCACGGCCTTCACGGCCTGACCATACGGGAAACTGCCTAAACTTATTAGAACCAAATTCCGAGCCGCCCCAAATATCTCTAGTGGTTGCACCACCGGAAAACTTTTGGGAAGCGAACCCATAAGTTATCTCACCGATGCGGCTGGACTTTTTTACCCGAGAACCTTGAGCAATTCGGCCTGCGACGTTTCTGCTTTGAACTGAGTTAGCCTTTTGGATAACCTCTGATCTAGCGAATTCTGCCAAAGCGCCTGATTGACGCTTGGCTTCCTCGTTGGCTTCTTCGCCCATATTCTTCAGTGCCTTAAATACCATGCGGAGTTCTGTCTTATCGAAGGCGATTAGTTCATCTGCCACGATTGCGCTCCTCTAATATTTCTACAGCTGTAAGAATATCCTCGGCACTTTGCCAGTGATCCATTGGAATCTGTGTGGCTATTGCCAGTTCAACTAAGAGTCGGCTTACGCTTCCCCTTGGATGACTTTTGGGTCTCCTTCACCTACTTCGACATCCTCGACTGACTCCATCCAGACATCGAGTGCCTTGGTTGGCTTGCCGCCTGCGTCGCGCTTCATCGCTGAGTGCGCCACATAAAGAATGTCCCACATGCCACCAAATTGAGAGATGACCTTTTTAGTTGTCATCTCCCACTTGGCGTAATCTGGTGGACGAACCATGTAGGTGGTTTCGGTTCCATCGATATATTTAATTGTTATCTGCTGTTGCATTGCTTTGCTCCCGTTTCTATCGTTTAGCTGAATGTCTCAGTTACTGCGCCGTTTGACACAAGGAAAGTATAAGAGACTGTCTGTGCATCCATGCCTGCGCCACCCACTGTTGGGTAA